GCAGGTCGTCAACCGTCAGAGTCGAATACTGGCGTTGCCCCTGCATCGCCACGGCGTCGCCGTAGGCCGCATTTGCATCATCTCCGCTGATCCCCATATTTCTCAGGATCGCAATTTTCTGGTCAACCGTCGCCGCCTGGTCAAACGGATGCGCAACCATACCCCAGGCGGCCCGCGCCACCGCGCCGCCAACGAAATACATGCTCAGCGGGTCAAAACTCCCGCCGGCGCCGCCCCCGCCACGCGGCGGGTAAATCGGCACTCCCGGCATCGGTTTCGCCGGGTCAAAGAACGGCTGGTCCGCACCGGGCATCGTGAAGTTCGGATCTTGCGGCCCGTAATAACCCGTCAGAGCCGTCCCAGGCGCCCGGCCCGGCGTCGGCCCAGGCATGTAGCCGTTGTACCCCGTATCGCCCGTCCAGCCCCAGCCCGAATAGCCGGACGGCCCGGAACCGGGGATGATCGCCAGCGCGTTATCGCCCTGCGGATAATAGCCAGAACCGCGAGGCGTATTGCCGCCCGGCGATGGCACAAAGGCCGGCCCTCCAGCGGCGCCGCCCGCCGCAAAACCTCCACCGGCCGCCAATCCGCTCATGGCCGCCTTGATCGAGGCGGCAGAGGCCGCGGCATCGGCAAACGCGCTCGCCATTCCGCGCGCCGCCCCGGCCACGCTCGCCACCAGCGCCGGCGTGGCGCCCAGCAGCGCATTAATCCGCTGCACGCTCGCCTCGACAATACCGAGTTCATCGTCCAACTTCCCTAGCGACGTAAAAATCGCCGTGTTCAGGTCAAGCGAAACCCCGATGGCGTAGGTATCGATTCCGCTCATGCGCCCTGCATCCCGCGCAATTGCTCATGCGTCCGCGTGTCGTAGGCCGTCACTTCGCCCGAAGCATACGGGCGGCACGCAATCAGCCATTCCACCGTCTCAATCGCCGAATATCCAAGCTCCAGCAGCGTCCGCGCCGTTTCGGAGTGCGAACCCTCCACCTGCCAGTCCGGCATGTGGTCCGTCACCTCGTAGCCTCTCATGTTGTCGGAAAACAGCCATTTCCGGCCATCCCGCCCGATCATTACGGCGCCCACGTTCGAGTCGCCTTCCTTCTTCGGAATCGCGTCGCGCGGGAAACCCGCACGCACCCAATCGTCAAACGCCTGGATCGTGTCAGAGCCGCCGGCGCACGCCCACATCCAGTCGCCGTGCGTTTTTATTTTGTCGTGATGCGACACAATCAGCGTACCGCACCACACGCCGGTATCGGCGGCCAAAACGCCGTCGCGGTAAACGATAACGGTCATGGTTTCACCATCGCGCCGGCCACCGCGGCGCCAATCGCATCCGCCGCCTCCGGCGCCTTGCGGAATCCCGCCCGGCCCACAAATTCGCGCCCCGGTACGCCAGGTTCCACGGTAATATCCTTCACAAACGGCACGCCGCGCCTCTCGGTGCCCTGGTCCTGAAACACCGCCACCGGGTCATCGGTGCCGATCTCAACCCCGTCCGCATGAACGCGGTAGCCAATCGAATCCCGCATCGTGCCGTCTTCAAGCAACGGCGTATCGCCATTCTTCTTTGGCGGTACGGGACCAAAGCCCTCCAACGTCGCATTGCTCAGCGGCGCCCAATCCTCGAACCCCGCATCGCCCTTCTGGTACGTCCCCAACTCGCCGCGCATTTCCCCGGCGATCATTTCGCCGGCCTGCACCAGCCCCAGGGAAATCCCCTCGTTAATCCGCCCCGGCAACTCGCCGCGCAAAAACGCCCGGAACGCCTCGATGTCCCGAAAGTTCACGCGCCCAGCGCCTCCGAAATGGTTTGCAGCCACAGCCGGCGAGCGTCGGCCTTAATCTCCTGGCTCGCAAATATCCGCGCCATCCGCTCAACGTCCGGCAGTTCCAGCGCTTCTTCCAAAGTCATGCGCTGGTGCTCCACCAGATAAACCGCGTCCTTAAAAAGCGGATGGCCGGCTAGTTTTTTGCCGCCTCCTCCAATTCCGCCGCCTGCGCCTCAGCCTTTTTTGGTTCTTCTTCCTCGCGCCCGAACGCCCGCTCCAGCGCCGATTTCGTGTCCGCCTCCAGCCTGGCCCGCACCGCCGGCTCGTCCAGCCGCGCCACCCGTTCGCGCAGTTCCTCTTTGGTTTTCGGGAATTCCAACACCTCGTCGCCGATTTTACGAATGGCGCACGCCGCCGCCGCCACGCCGCGCCACACCGGCACGTCCGCCGCCCGGCCGCCCAGCGCCAGCAGTTTTATCAGTTCCACCTTGGAAATCGGCTTGGTTTCAACCTGCGCCGGCTCGGCCGCCTCATAAGCCCAGGCGCCGCACGTCTTCTCGGCCAAGTCCAGAGCCTCATCGCCCAGCCGGTCCAACAGCGCCGGCACGCCCGCCGCGGAATACGGCATGTGTACCGGCGAATCGCCGATCTTGCGCACCGAGCACGCATATTTCAGGCTATACCACCACAGCGCGCCGTCCTGCGGCGTCGCGCAGCGCAGCGCCAGTTCCATTTCTTCCGCAAAACTAAGCGGGCGAATATCCAGCGCGCGGCCCTTCGAGTCGGTAACGATCATTGCGCCACCCTCAGCGGCGCGGACCAAGTGAAGTTTTCCATTACCTCCTTGCCCGGCGACACGCTTTCCTTGCCGCGCATCAGCGTCGCATTCGGATACTGGTAATTCGTCAGCGCGCCGGTCGATTCGGTAATCTGAACGTCAATCGTCGCCAGCGCAATTTGCGTGCCGCCCTGAAACGCCGCCTGCAGCGCGTTGCTCCACGCATCCGCCGTTCCATCCGTTCGCGCGAAGCTAAAATCGCCCGTCCATTGCTTGTGCGTCACTTGGTCCTGCATTCCGGTGGTGAACGCATCCACGCTGGTCTTACTCGCCACCTGCTGCGAACTGAACATGGTCTGGCGTGGCAACTGCACAAACCCCGCGCCCAAACCAAAATCAATCTGCATCGAAAAATTATCGCCAGTCGTCCATTGGGTCGCCATAGCGCCCTCCTCTCAAAACGGGTGGTTAGGAAGTCTGCTTGGCAACCTGCACGGTCTGGCCGCCCTGAATGTTCACGATGAACTTTTCGTTGATCGCCTGGTACTGCACAGCGACATCGCATTGCACATAACCAAGGCTGGTACGGCTGAACGGGTTGTTGCTGGTGTCGCAAACCACGCTAAACGGCAGTTGGCCCGGCGTCAGGCTTCCGAGAATTCCTTGGTTCATCAAATTCCCCAGGAATTGCTTCATGGTGGCGCGAATGCTCTGGAACAATTTCGAGTTCACCACCATGCCGACATACCCACCCATGCCGCTCGCTACGGTGGTCGTGATATAGTTGGTCATGCGGGTATAGTTGTCGCCGTTGATGGCCGCGGAACTGGAAGCGTTATGCCCAAACCGCACCGCCCAAAAATTGCCGCCCGGCGCCGGGTTGCAAATCACGTCGATGCCGGCGGAACCCAGCGCGGACAATGCCGCCACGCTATACGTCCCGGCCTGGCTGGTGCCGGCCACGCCGCTCGTCTGCGAACCGATGATGTTATACAGCGGCTTGTTGAGCGAAGACTGTTGCGGCGAAAGCTGCGCCAAACGCCCCGCCACAAAACCCTGCGGCGAGACCAGCCGCGTCAGCGCGTTCACCTGATCGTACCAATAAATCCAGTCGCCAAACATATATTTCAGCGCGTAGGTGTCGATGCCCGCGGCGGACTTCACGCCGGGCGCCGTGCTCACCGAATCTCCCGCGGCCGTCACCACAATGCCGTAGGTCGATTCCGAAAGCGCGAACGCATTCTGCGTGGTGAAGGTGGAAACCGTCGTCACGTCGGCGAGGAAAAACAGCCCGGTGCCTTGCCCGCGCAGCGCGTACATGCCGGTGCGCCCGGTGGTGCCGTCCACACCCACCAGCGTTGTGTCCGTCACGCCGGAAACGCCATCCGTCCCGCCCGTGAACGGATAACTGGCGGCCGCAACCGCGGTCGTTCCAGCCCCCGCCGCCGCCGTCACCAGTTTTGAAGCCGGGCGCAGCGCCGTGGTGCCGTTGTTGATCGCGCTGGCAATCGCCAGCCATACCGCGTTGCCGGTCAGCCC